GCAATACTTGATATTGCAGTTGTACTTCTAAACAATAATGCATTTGCTTGAATTCGTGATTCCCCAGCAGTTGATGAATTATTTTCAGCAGCATTAAATGCACTGAATGGTTTGTTTTGACTTACAGTATAACCTGGAATATAAATTTCTAAATTTGAAAAAGTATTGCTTGTTGTAAGTGCTGTTGGTGAAATACCATTTAGATTACCAGATGTTTGAGATGTTTCTCTTTCTGAAGTTGCTGTTGAACTATTCCCATAGATACTAGTAAAAGAATATAGGTTAGATGTATTACCATTGAAATTTAAGGAAATATAATTTAGATAAGTTCCTGTATCACTTGTTCTTGTACTGCATCTTAACACTAAATCTGTGTAAGTGCTAGGGATAGCAGAAAAGGTAACAGATGCAGCAGAACTGCTAAGCACATTGGATGAGATAAGTGTGTAGGTACTAGGCATTTTTTATCCCATACAGAGTCGCGGTTGTGCCAACAGTCATGTTTACACCAGAGGCAATCGTAATGCTTGTAATGGCCGATGTAGAGCGATATAAATGCACAGTTCGTAGCACATCTCCACTTCCATTTTTGTCATTAGACGAAGTACCTAGAGCAGTTTTAAATGTGGAACCTGCATAAGAGAAGATGTCTAAAGTTTGCATAAATGGTGTAGTGCTTGTGTTTGCCTGCCAGTAACCTTCTAAACGCCAGAAAGTTGTATTAGATACTCGTTGAGAACTTGCAGAAGTTCCATTACCTTCTAAGGATGTGTCTGAATAATTGCTAGCAGTATCTCCATTTAGTCTGGCATTGATTCCATCTGCGCTTGCAGTTGCACCGACAAATACTAAACGAAGGTCTGTGTATGTTGCTGGAATACTAGAAAAGGTGAGGCTTGTTGCCGCACTACCTAATGTCGTGGTAGCGATTGGCTCGTATGTTGCTGGCATTTACGCTCCCTTGATTCCGTATAGTGAAATGACAGATGATGTCGTAAATGCAAGAGACCCGTTTGTAAGAGCGACATCAATTGATGTTATAGCGCTTGTGTTCATCCACAACCCACTTGAAAGCAAAACACGAAATGAAGCACTAGCAATATTTCCATCTGCTCCAGTAAAAGAGCGAACTGTTTTGTTTCGAGAGGTTGCCGTATAATCGTGAATATCAATGATCGTTGGTGCTGGTGCGTAACTGCTACCCATAACCGTTCCCATATTGTCAATTGCTGGTTGGTTTATTCCTGCTTCTGTGTAAGCACTTGAACCATCACCAATCAAACTGTGATATGCGTAATTGTTTCCCGTATCACTATTGAAGTTCAATTTGAGTCTGTTTGTAGAAATAGCAAGAGTCACCATTCCAAAACAACGAATTTGTAATGAAGTATATGTTTGAGGAATGCTTGAAAATGTAACAGAATTGGCAGATCCGTTGCCTGTAAAAGTAGCAATAGACTCATAAGCACCTGCCGCTGCCGCTGCAAAAGAGCGATAACCGTATGCAGATGAGTTTGCAAGCGTTGAAGTGATCGGTGACATTATGCAAACTTCGTCTGTGTCTCAAGAACTGTGTATGTCGGTGTCGCTGCTGTCTTGATGATGGTGAACACATATGCATCTATTGCAGAAGCATTTCCTGCCGAAATCGCGGCTGGCACCTTTGGAGTTACTGCGCTTCCATCAATCTGAATCACATTTGGATAATAGGCAGTTGACCCGTTGGTGTTAAGCCATACAAGGGTGATTGCATCGCCTACGGCCAAGACTGAGCTGAGGGTTGCTCCGCTTGAATAACGAAAGTTCAGCGTGTGGTTGGCGGTGGCGTTTGAAGTGTAGTACCACACCGATGCTGTGGAAACATCAAAGTTGATTGTTCCTGTCGCTGCCGATGCCACTACATTGACATCTTCTTCTGATCCTTTAAGAATTGCGTCTGAAACGATTGGCGCGGTCAGCGTCTTGTTTGTCAGAGTTTGTGATCCTGTCAAAGTTGCAACGGTTGAATCGATTGCAAGGGTCACGGTTCCGCTTGTTCCGCCCCCTGTTAGTCCTGTGCCGGCTGTAACTCCTTCGATGTCTCCAGAGGCTGGTGTTGCGAACTGTAAGAAGATCGCCGCGCTTGAACTTGTGAAACGAAGAACGCCGCCCTGATTCTGAGCCAGAACAAGGGATCCTGAAGTCGTAACTGTTGCCGTTCCTGCTGTAATCGTGCAGGCGCCTGTTCCAATGTTGATGATCGTGACAATGTCGCCGGCAGCAAACAATCCGGTATTGACCGTGATCGTGGTTGCTCCTGCATTGTTCATTGTGATTCCGTCACCGGCATCAGCTGCAACGAGAACATAAGAAGCAATCTTTGCGTTTGCAGCTCCGCCTAACATCGCAGTTTGTTGCAGCGATGTCATTTGCGCTGCGGTCAGAACTTGACCGGTAGTAAATGTCTGCTTTGCCATTGTTGCTCCTTAATCAGTAGGAAAGCACAGAATTTGCGCCATCCAATATTCCTTGAGTTGTCGAGTCTAAGATGAATGCTTGAATTATAGGTTCTGCTGTGAACAATCTGGTTGTCCATGTGTTGGTCGTTATGTCCTGTTGCACTCCTTGTACGAATAACTCAAGCGTAACAGAAGTGCTGCCCGGGGTCGTCTTTGTAATGTTAACCAAATCGAAAATGTCTAAACTTAGCCCTGCCACGATTCTGGCGGTTTCGGTGTCGTCTGCCAGGTTTAGCCCGATGGAATCGATTCGGAAGATTGCATCTTTGCGCGATTGAAGAATCATCGCTGCCTGATCTAAAGATTCGGCATCTGTTTGAATCAGCAGGCCTTCGCGCTTTCCGGAATGGATGAAGTAGGTTTCGATGCTGCTGGTGTCCTGAACCGTTTGAGCTGTGCCGCCGACCCGGTTAACGGTCACGTCGTTAAAGATCAGGGTGTCGTCGTAGGCGAAATCGATCGCCTGGTAGGAGATTCCGGTTCCGCCGTCTGAGAAATCTGTTGCTGTCTGATCTGCCTTTTGTGCCACGGTATCGCGTGAGAGAAATGTGGCATTGCCTTCTGGATCAATGTAAAAGCCACCGAACTCGCTATTTTCTATTGTTTGAAGTGCGTTCAATAGGTCGCGCTCGGTTCCTGGATCGGCCTGGACGGTGCTGTCTCCTGTATCAATCACGCGCATCGAAGTTGGAAATGATGCAACATCGAGCAGGTTCTCCATCCGCGCCCCTGTTGTCTGCCCTGCTGAAGTGCCTGCAACCGTCGAAATTGCCACGTTAGAAAATAAGCGGAAGGCGTCCACGCATTGCAGAGTGACGGTAGAAAGGTCGTTCAATCCAACGCTGAAGTTTGTGTCATAGCTCGTAATGTAGCCGGAATAAAGGTAGTAGCGGACTGAATTGTAATCTGCCCATATTCTAATTTTGCGAAGTGGTACAAGTTTGCCGTAATAGGGAGATGCTGGATTTGAAGGTACCCAGTCGCCGTTTTGATCTTCAAGAACGATTGTTGCGGTTCCTGCTTCGAATTTGTTCAAGATTCGATTGCGTCCTCTGCGAATTGAAGCTCGAAGCGTGATGTCTGAAACGTCCACAACATCTGAGGCTGTATCTGCCAGGATGCCTGTGCCTAGTGGCGTTGATGCGTCTCCAAGAATGAGCGGATTGCCGAAGGCCGGGCCGTTGGCAAAATCTACAGAAACGCCGAGCGTTGGCATTGCCATTAGATTGCCACCGCTGATTTTACAATTGCCTGGCCGTTATTTTGTCCTTGAAGCAATCCATTACGAATGGATGAAACTAGATCGGCTTCTGTAGTTACGCTTCCTTGAACGGTCACGTTTACTGTCGTTCCTGATCCGTATTGGGCTGCTGCCTGAGCTGCATAACGTGATCCTGAAATCGCTGCGCTCAATGATGCGCCGCCTGCTAGTCCTGATTGCAGGGATGTTTGTGCGACCGGATTGCTGAGTGCAATTGAATCGATCATCTTCTGCTGTGCTTCTGCTTGCGCTGCTGCCTGAGCTGCATAACGCATTCCAGAAATTTGTGCCGGGGTTAGCGTCGTTGCAACGCTAGATGGCATAGTTGAGAGGATTTTTTCTGCTTGCGCTGGCGTCAATGCTTCGATTGCTGCTTTGCCCATAACTGGGCCGCCACCACCTGGAACTGTCGGCACTGTCGGTGCTGTTGGCGCTGTCGGTGCTGTCGGTGAAAGTTTGACCCCGACGGCTGCAAGGTAGGCGTTAAGAGCTGCGAGCGCGTCACGCCAAGACTTTGCTGCCTGGTTGCCCGGTGTTGGCCATAGATCCGATGGGGTTACGCCGTCTGAAATCTTCTTGGCGTAATCTGTTACTTCTTTGCTGGTCAGTTTCCACTTTTCCATCAAAGCGTTCACTTCGGATTGATCTAGTTTTCCGTCGTTGATTGCTTTGAAGAAGTCCAGGTACATCTCTGCTTGTTGCTTTGTTACGCCCCATTGCTTTGCAAGCAGATCGATCTCTTCTGTCGAAAGTTTCGCATCGTTTACTGCAAAGACGGCAGTCGTATAAGCGACAACGGCTTCCTGGCTTATGCCCCATTTAAGGGATAGAAGAATTACTTCCTCTGGTGAAATTGTTTGATCTGCAACCACGCCGAGCAGATCTACGTATCGTTGAACCGCTTCGTTTGCCAATAACTGCGCCTTCATGTTTTCCATGATCGCTGCAAGTTTGCGCTGTTCTTCTAGGTTGCTTTGCTTGAGAAGGTTCAGGCGTGCTGCTTCGAGTTGGATCGGATCCTTCTCTGTTGTTGGCTTTACGCCTAATTTTGCCAAAGCTGCGAGAACTGTCTTTGCCTTCGCAGCTGCTATGTCTGCTGCTGTTTGCGCCTTTGTCTTGTTTGTTGTCTTTCCAAGATCGACATTGAGCCCTTTGAGGTTTGTTAGGAAGTCGCCGGTTTTGTCATTTAAACCTTCGAATGAGAACTCTAAATCTTCGCCGGTGCTCTCTAGGCCATCCATCGCGCTGTTTGCGCTTTTGACGGCGACATAAAGTCCACCAAGCGTTGCAGCGAAGGCCGCAACTCCGGCTGCGGCTGCGGCTACTGAAATTCCGCCTGTTGCCGCTGCCTGTGCTGCCGCTGCGCCGATGGCTGCTGCTCTGATCGCCTTGTATGCAGCCACCAATCCTTGTATTGCTGTGACGAATGCGATCACTTTGCCTGCTACAAATGTAGCGGCGAAGATTGCACCAAGTGTTATGAATACGTTTTTATTCTTTGCTACAAATTGAAAGACTTTGAAGATAACAAAGCCGAAGCCGACAACGGCTTTGATTGCCATTTGGAATGCTGCAACAAGTTTGTCGCCGTTTTCTTCTAGAAACTTTTGAACCGCTGGAATGACTTTAGTCGTCAGCGTGGTGAATAATTCTTCCAGGGTAGGCAGAAGCGCTGTGCCTAATGTTTCCTTTGCTTCGTCCAGGGCAATATTGAGGCGAGTCATTCTGAATTCGAATGTGTTTGCTCTTGCCGCTGCTGCTCCTGCAAAAGTCTTAGCTGTTATTTCCAGGACGGCGTTGAGGTCTTTTGATTTGACCATTGCGTCTGTAATTGGAACGCCCATATTGCGCAGGGCTTTGTAGTTTCCATTCAGCGCTCTTGTTACCGCATTTGTTGCCGTTCCTAAATCAACGCTTCCGCCTGCTGAAACATCAAGGGCAAGGCCTAGAAGTTTCTGTGCGTCCGTAATTGATCCGGTTATTGAGGCGAGTTTTCCTAGCGCCGGACGAAGTTCATCGTCAACAACTCCGAAGGTTCTCTGAATCTGGTCGATGTAGGTTTCTGTCGCTGCGATCGCTGCGTCGGTTGCCCCTGTTGTATTGCGCAAGGAGTTGGCTAGAAGCGTCTGTGATTTTTCGTCTGCGATCGCAGCTCTTACTGAATCTACGCCGATCTTGACCGCATATGCTGCCGCAGCTGCGCCTGCAATGGCGAACGCTTTGCCTACTTTGCCTGCAAATTTGTCGAAGGATTTGCCAAGTTTATTTATATCCCTGGCTGCTGCTTTGCTTCCCTTGTCGGAGTATTGGGTAATAATCCGGGCGACTACTGCTCCTACTGCCACGTGGTTATCCCTTCTCCTTGTTCAAATTTTGTTTTAATAATCTCTGTGCATCTTCTATCGCTTTGCGAACGTTGGTGCGGATTTTATCTGCGTCTTTATCTACAACGGCCCAGATGCCACGTGATGCGCCTTTGAATCTTTCGTTAAGCACGCCGATCATGTTGCGGCCTGTTCCTGATCCGCCGCTGCGTCGTCCTGCTACTTCCCAAATGGCACCGGCTGCTGTTCTTTGAACAAGCGCTCCGGCGCTGGTGGTGTAATCGGATCGGACTTTGCCTTCGACTCTGGTTTTCTTGATGCCCTGGCGGATCGCTGTTGGTTCCCAGGCTGGCCATCCTTGCCCACCGCGTGTGCGGCCCTTTGCAGCTGCAACGGTGCGCCAGCCACTCATTGGTGGGGCGTCTGTAACTTTGGCCCTGGCTGCGCTTTCGGCAAGGGCGAGCTCGTCGTTGATCACTTTGTTCAGCCGACGAGCTGCGTCCTTGTCGAATTTTTTAAGCGACTCGATGGTTTCTTTGATGCCGGATATCACTACTGTTTCATCCGCCATTTTTATTGACCGCCTTTGCTCGCTCTTTCAGGTAGATCACGATCGCTTCTAATATGCCTTCTGGTGCATCTAATAAACTGATCGGGTCGATGCCTGTCTCCACAGAAACTGCTGCTATTGAATATGTCAGGCTGTCTCTGTGGATTCGGAATTTGGGTCTGTGTCCAGGGATACCGCTTCTAATGTATCCAAGAAATCAGGCCCGAAGGGTTTCACAACCTTGCCGTTTGCTCGAAGTGCAAGCCATCCCAAATAATAGATGTGCTCTAGTTTCTGCTCTTCGCCGATAAGTTTTGCAAGTCCTTTTCCGTACTTTTGTTCAAAGTCCACGATGATACGCGGACGCAACGGGAACGTTGCATCGGTGCCATCGTTTGTTTTTACTTTGATGAATAATCCATCCATTTGTTTTCCCCCTTAGTTGTTTATGCTGATGTTGTTTTTGTAATTGCTCCGCTGATCGGCCATGTAACCGATGCAGTGGCTAATTCACCAACGGTTCCATTTAGCGGAGTCCATTCTGAAATTAGCGCCGAGAATGCGTAATTCGGATTCACTGTGCTTGTTGTTGTATTGACTGGCTTTACTGAAACTGTTACGGCTGTTCCGAGTAATGGGTAGATTGTTTGTTCGACGCTGCTTGTTGCGTAGTCCTGGTGGAACTCGAAACTTACAGAGTTGTCTGCTACTC